CTGATGTTTACACCACTCCTTCCATACATTTGCTTTTTCGAAAATGGGATCCACTACCCAATTAGTGATAGATGATAGTACATTAGTTTGTGCATCCCACATATAATTATCAATCTCTTCAACTTCTTCCGGACTAACCATGGTGCGCACATTATCTTCACGCGTTTTATCTCTAACATGATTAACCAACTGCGCCAGCCAATTTAGAGACGCTATTTTACGTAACTGTGGGGGTATATGTGAAGTGTCTAACCTCGGGGGAACGGGGGACCCTAAGTGTGGGTCTAAAAATGACCCCACCCATGATGGACGATCAGCTCTAAAATCATATCGATAATACTGTAATATCTGATAAAAGTGACCGTTTTTATCTTTAGCAGATGTCACGTCAACAACATGGGGTCTCCTGAATAAGGCACTCGGCTCTGAAATGCAATCGCTAGCAGTGAAACCATTTAAAGTCCTAAAGTGGTTAGTAGTGGCCAATATTAAAGATGAATTAAAACTTTTGGTATTTTTATTTTCCGCTCTTGCGCAATCTAGCGGATATTTAGTAGTTGAAACAAAGTTTATCATCGTTCTCCATTGAGATTTGCTTGCTGACCCACATCATCCATAACAAAAACATCTTCATTGTTATAATCATCATAAAAGTCCTTTCCACTTTCTGTATTAGGAACAGTATGAACGTATACAGACTGGTCTTTCTTACTAAGATATTCGACAAAAGAATTCATGAGTGTCGTTTTACCAGAGCCGGCTCCTCCTTCAAAAACAAAAGCGACAGGTTCCATTCGATTGCTAACTCCATACGTCTTACACATTTTCACAACGTTCTCACAAAAAGCTCTCCATGTAATGTTAAAATCGCGATTATTAGTATTAGCGACATAACTAGTAAAGTCAGAACATTCTACACATTCACGATGTAACTCCAAGATTGAATGTCTGGTGCGAGCATCATGGATAATAGAAGCATCTTTCATAAACTGCGTGTACAGCCTAATCACGCGATCTATACGATCGTATTGAATAGCACTTGAGCCTATGAAATCAACAAACTTTGTAACAAAGCCTGTGATATTGGTACCTGTAAGCTCTTGTTCTTTGTGTGCTACATATACTAAGAGGTGTTTAATAACCTTCACCAAGCTCGAAAAGCATTGCATAACAAAGGAACTATCAAATATACGCTTGCCCGTAAGTGCAGTAAATGACTTAACTGCCTCCAGTAAATGTTTAGGAAGCCCGGCAACACCAAGCATAGTAAGCATTTCACTGCTGGTGGTTTGCGCATTAAAAACACTTCGCACTCTACTATCTAATGAGTATATCTGGAGAACTGCTGCCAAGACTTTGGGAACAGATAAATACCCATCCCGCAAGTTCAAGATAAGCGCCATAATGTCAGCCAATATAGGCTTCCAGTGCGTTTTATTGATAATGGACATGGTATCTTTCATAAAATTGAAAGATTTCAATACCTTATCAAACAATTGGGTTATACTGGAAAATGCACTTTGTGGTTTCATGAATACTTTCTTCGGAACCACATATAATATCTTGTGTCCATATTTAGTGGTTCTTATATAAGCCTTAGGTGCTTTATCCTTATCAATATACCTCGCCA